CGTTTACGCGCACTCCGCACGCCGTCGACTGGTCAATAAAGTCAATTCGTGCCAACAGCGCAACTCGGCTAGACGATGTTTCGCACTCCCAATAAGCTTGAGATACACGACCTTCAGAGTTTGTCCCTTGAATGTTTTCTTTTAGAGGTTTGGTGAGATATAGAGCAGTAGGACGAGCATTAGTAACGCTAATTGAATTTAGTACACCTACCCAAGAACGGGCAACGTAGGGCGTCCTTAGTGAATCAGCCGGACTCGGTATAGGCATACCAACACCTACGAGTTGCCACGCACCGTTCGCAATACGGTACTCAATGATTGTATCGAGGCTTCCGCCAAACGTCACCCTCATAGTCAGTTGCTGACCACCAGCCCAAGTGCACGAGATTAAAGCTGAGCAGGTTACGCCTACTGAAACGATAGTGACTAATCCGGTGGCGCTAATCGAACAGAAGTTCGATGCATCTTGGTACCAGACGTAACCAGCGCCAGTGGCGCCGGTCGGCGTGTGTGTTACTTCGAAATTAACCCGACCAGTGATAGAAGGAATAGCTGTCAAGTATCCGTTCGAGCCGGGATTGGAGTTCGGCGTTGCAGCATAAAGAACAACCGGATTCTGGGAACCGATATCGACTATCGAACATTCAGACGGCGCTCGAGAAATGGTTGTAGAGATTCCTGATTCAACGGCACTGCTAACATCCGCCGGAGTCGCGGAACTGTCCGCAATGTCCGCCAACAAGTTTGCAATACGCTCGCGCGTGTTCGCGCCTCGAGCCACCTCGTTTCGGACGGTATCAATCGCGGCTAGAATCTGTGCACGTGTACGTTGAGCCATGGTGTCTCGTCAGTTGAAGGTGGTATCGAAGGTTGAGTCGTAGGTGTGCCGTAACTCGTACGGAACCGAGAACGTTTCATCGAAGTAGTCATCGAACGTCGCGGGCGACAACTCGTTGGTCGGCGCGCTCGTCGTTGAGTCATCACGGAATACGCGCAAGCCGTACGCATCGCGAATGACAAGCACGCAACGACCACTTCGCCGGCCAAAGTACGCGACAGTTCGCCAGATTGCGCCGACCTCATCAGTCGTAAGTTCCGACGTCGCCGTCACTTCGACGCGGTAGACAGCCCAATGCGAATCACCGCCGCATCGATGCGGTTCGCCCGCCGCGAACAACGAACCGTCGCATCGTACCCGACCGAGTTGCACCTCGAACCCGACAGCATGACCTAGTGATTCAAGTGCACGATGCAAGCCGCCGCGCGTGCCGCGTTGAGCGAGCAACGGCTTTCCTCGCGGAAGCGATGAACGAAGTGAGTCAGCTCCGAGTACTCGTTGAAGACCTAGCATCTGTGCAATGTGTTGAACGGCCGCATCAGGCGTAAGAGCGATGTCCCACACGAGGCACGCCGTCACCGGGATGGCGGCGAACCGTTCTTCGACGACTTGAGCGAACACCTTCGAAAACGCGTCACTCAAACCTTCGACGGTCAACGTCGTCATGGTAGTGGCTCCTCAGTGAATCCGGCGAGGTTTACCGTCAACGAGTTGAGTCGGATAAATTGACCAGACGTAACCGTCGGAATCGTACCAACTACGTCGGCGTCATACACTTCCGGCACGTTGCACGCCGTATCGATAACTCGACTATCGGGCACCTGAAACCCAAGTTTGCTACCGCGACCGCGCACATAGGTATTGACTACGGCCGCCACGTCATCGAGGCAGTCCTGCGGAGTCCGCGGTAACTGTGGACGATACAGTACGACGGATAACACTAGGTCGACTGACACAGGGGCGGCCGCAACGACCTCGACCGTATCGGTCAGAGGAATACTCGTTTCGGAGGATAGTGCGGTCGAAACAGTCGTAAGCAATTCCGCTGACGGGACGCCCGAAGCACCGAGCACAGTCACTCGTACGACACCATCGGACGGACGCGTTGCCCGCGCGTCGACAACTTCAACGGAAGCGCCACGAGCAAGGCTCTCATAGGCATCACCTGGACCGGCTCCTGATAGCTGTGCGAGTACGCTAGGTACGCGCTCGCGCATTGCGTCGGACGTCTCGGACGCCGTACCGCCGCCGGTAGTAGTGATGTTCGAAATGGTCACCTGAAAGTCCAGTGGAGACAATGGTTCCGCGACTTGCCCAGCCAGATAACCATTCCCTCCAATGCCCGTCGTCGCGCAAGTACCGCGAGTCGTGCCAGTGATGTCACCGGCTGGAATGCTCACGTCTCGATCGAGACCAAATAGGACCTTGCCGTCGTGCGACCGTACTTGATGACCGGCGGGAATAACCGACACCACGGACCGAGCGGAGGGCAACGTGCAAGCAAACGTTGCGGTTGCAGCCTTTGCCGGGATGCGTGACTCGTTAACAATAGCCGCCAGGTGGTCGAGCATCGGGTACTGAGCGTACGCCCACAGGTTCTGTTTGCATGCTTCCTGAACGGCGATACGAGTTAAGGTCTCGCGATAGGCGAGCACCTCACACATAGCGCGTTCCGTCGACATAGGAGGCAATGCGACACCGAGTAGTTCTTCGACGCGAGCAATAATCTCGGACCGAATCACGGCAGGGTCACGCGAGATGAACTGAGGTTCGGGTAGGGTCGTCATGACACTGTTATCGTCGTTGAACGCACGGTGGTTGGAGTTGCCGTCGGATGCCAACGCACCTCGAGCGTCAGACTACTCGTGTCTGTACGCGTGACGGACGTGGCAATTACGGTGATACGCGGATCAGCTTTCGCAGCCTGTTGCACGAGAACGAACGCCTTCGCTTTCGCGACCGATAACGGCGCGTCAATCAACTCGAACAATTTGCCGCCCAAATCAGGACGATGCGGTATCGCATTCTTTCGCACAGTGAGTAACAAGCGCAACGACTGTTCAATTTCGTCGTCGCCTTCGACCGTCTCACCAATCGCGTCGACTTTGCGTTGCGTCGTCATCGCCGTTACCATGCTACTAATCTGAGCACGGGGCACAGTGGTATAGGACCTACGAACTCTCGACTTGAGCCGACCCCACCTCGCCAGGTGAGTAAGTAGCGGCGACGGGAGCACCCGTCGTGCCCGTAACGGGAGCACCGGGCGAACCACTAACGAGCATTCCAGCGACGTGAGTATGGGCCTTGTAGTCGTTACTAAGACTCGTCAGTTCCGCTTTTACGAGATTCGCTAGCGCAACCTTGGAAGCCGCGCCGCAGAGTTGTAGTTTGCCCGCAGACGGTAACGCTACGGACAGCACGTGAGTCGATTGGTCGTACTCTATTCGGCAACCGTCCGCGAAGGTCATCACTCGCTTAGCAGGTGACGTCGCAGGTGGCGGATCGACCGACGAATACACGGCGCCGAGAACGCATCCGGCGTCACCCGTCTCGTCGAGCAACACCGCGACTTGATTGCCAACCTTCGGAAGGGAGTAGTCCTGATCTGCATGCGTGCTGCGTTGAAGCACGTCGAGCCAACCACTAACTAGGTCTTGTTTCGCAGGAAACTTTACCCGTACTCGTACAGTCGAAGCATTGACCTCGCTAACGATGCCACGTTCATACATAGGTCACCTCGACGCTCGTGGTGTACCCGCCACTACGAGCAACCCGATGGTTCGAAGTTTGAACGAGGTATTTGCCCGTTAGTCGTCCCATACCATTGAGTTGGATGGTCACGCCCGAAACTAAGCAAGGGTCGCCAGACATCGACATACTGCCGGTGACCTTCAATCGATTCGCCGCGAGGAGTAGCGCGCGAGCTTGCGCATCCGCTTGCTCGATGCTCTCGACCCTAATTTCCTTGCGTAGTACTCGACCCGTGACCTCCGACCGCACCGCATCGCCAGCACTCGCACTCGATGAGCCCCAACCGTCCTCTTTAGCGAGTCGTACCGTCTCGGGCCCGACTAGTCCGTCAGGTTTCGTTCCTAGCTTTTGTTGGTACGCAATCGTTGCTCGCCGAGTCTTTGGCCCGAACTTACCGTCAACCGTTCCGAGTGTGTGCCCCTTTGAAGCGACCCATGTTTGCCAGGACCGTACGTCGTCACCATTGAGTCCCTCGCGGAGAGTACGCGAAGGGAATACGACCGCAGTGGTTGCACCTCCGGAGCTCAGTATTAGCGCTTTGCGTGCATTGTCTGCTTCGACTCGCACGGTGCGGTTCGCCTTGAGTTGCGCGTCGAAGTACGTCACCTCGCAAGCGACATAGGTGTCCTGAGTTGACCCCTTGAAGTCGTACGCCGACAAATCGGTGCGGTCGTAACTCATTACGATATCAGCCGCCTCAAGCTGAACGATTGAGTAAAATATGAGGTTCGGCGGACGAATAGTAAACGCGTACCCGTAGGCCTTGGCGAGTCGACGGAGGAACGCTAGGTTCGTTTCGGTTTGGGTCACCCGCCCGAGAGCTAACGTCGGAACGTCACCGATGACCGTCAACTCGAGCTCGACAGCAAGTCGTGAGACTAGGTCGTTTAGCGTAAGGGACTCGAAGGCTCGATTCTGTACCGACCTCAATCCACTCGATTGTTCCGCGGATAGCGCAGAGATGGTGACAGTATCCGGTTTGCCTCGCAGTTGCGGTGCATCGACCTTGAACGTACCAGCATTGAGTAGTGGTTGACCGTAGTAACCCATTTGCACCGATAGCGTATCGCCGGACGAAGGCCACCAACCCGTACGCCATAATCCAGCACTATCATCAAGAGTCAGCTCTAGCTCATCAGCCTTGCCTTCGAGATTGTCGGTATACTCCGCCGACAGTACCATCGGCGCGACCTCGTCAGAGATATCGACGTTCTCGTACGTGATGAGCCAAACGGGGTTCATACGACGCTCCGCTTCCACGGTGGAAGTTGCGCAGCGTTCAACGTCGGAGTCGCTCGCACCGGAATCCGCAGTTCGATACCGCCCTCAAGCACGGTTCGAATAGGGACGTGACGGTTCTCGACGATGATAGGCTCATAAGCGAGGGCGTCGCCGTACTGCTCGTATGCAATCGAATCCCACCGGTCGCCGTCCTTCGTAATGTAAATGACGTATTCGGTCGTCATGCGCGAACAATCTCCGATTGAGCTACGGTCGCAGGGTCTCGACTAGTATCTTCTACGCGAGGTGTGACGGGTACGGGAGCCGCGTAAGCCGCCACTCCCGGTGGACGTTTCGCTTCGGTGATGTCGTTGTCGCCTGGCTCACCGAGGTTCACGTCGACGGTCATCGCAATGACCTGACCACTCGGAAGCGTCCACTGATTGCGCCAAGTGACATCCTTTAGAACGAAGGTCCCCAAGTAACTGCCGGCGTCTGTCCAGACCTGTACCGGTTGACCTAACGCCATTAGGCGCCGTAACGCGGTCAGAGTTGGACGCGGTGCGATGAACTCGACGTGTAACCACAAC